ATGGAAATGTTATTCTCTGCAAAGTGGAACCTACCAAAGGCGGCAAGAAACTGTGGACTCACCAACAAAGAGATGAAAATCACATTTAATGAGTATTGTCGTCTTAATCAACCAACCTATCAGTCTGACGATTGATTTTTTGCCCGATTAACCCAGCGGCAGAGGTAAACGACTTAAAATCGTTCAAGGGTCGGTTCGAATCCGACATCGGGTATTATGAATTGAGTGTTTTATTATTCGTTGTTAGAATACTACCTAATACGAAACATACATGCCACTTACACCAACCAAATATGACAAAATATACGTCAAATCCAGAAATCCGTACAAGACTCCTGAACCCCAGATATATAATGATGAGAAGGAAATACAACTTAGATTGTATTTTCGGTGTGAAAGTAGTCACTACACAAAACACATGAAAGTCAATTTCTGGTATTCCAACGATATGGAGGAATGGAGATGGACACTCACTTCTGATGAAAATCTCAAGATTATGGAGAGTGGAAATCGAGAAGAACTTCGTGATGCGATGAACGATGTTGCTAACACAGTAGAGTATCTACTTGACAATGATATGATATAGTGTTATAATTTAGATTAACCTTCCGTGTGAATTTGTGCCACTCTGTGGTAATCAAGAGAGGACTTCGGTCCTCTTTTTTTATGTAATAAATAACTCATAATAGATATTGTGCGCGAGAAAGATGCCTCTGTCACGTTTAGACAACTTTCTGAAGAACGTTAAGGGAAATATTCTGTATGTTGATCCAAATAATTTGGATGCGACTGATGGGGTAGAAAACCAAGGTAATTCTCTTGCACGTCCTTTCAAAACCATTCAAAGAGCCCTTGTAGAGGCATCAAGATTCTCCTATCAGAAAGGTAAAGATAATGATAGGTTTGAAAAGACTACAATTTATTTGTCACCAGGTGTCCACCACATTGATAATAGACCTGGTTGGATTCCGACAGGTGGAAATACGTATCTACTGAGGAATGGTGTAACTTCTTCCGATTTTGGTGCTTTTAGTAATACATCAAATTTCGATATCTTTGATACTAACAACATTCTCTACAAATTGAATAGTATTCATGGTGGTGTTATTATGCCCCGTGGTGTATCTGTTGTTGGACAGGATCTTAGAAAATGTGTGATTCGACCAATTTATGTTCCAAATCCAGAAAATAATGCAATTGAACCTTCAGCAATCTTAAGAGTAACTGGTGGTTGTTATCTAAACAGTTGCACTCTTAAGGATGCCGACCCACAAAAACCAGCATATAAAGATTATACGACAAACAAATTCAAACCAACATTTTCACACCACAAACTGACTGGTTTTGAATATGCAGACGGTAATAATAAAGTTAATATCAATGACGACTTTATTACATATTCAACAGACCGTACTGACTTGGATATGTATTATGAGAAGATTGGTATTGCATATGGTCCAGCAAGTGGAAGAGAGATTGAACCTGATTATCCAAGTGCGAATGTAGATATTGAACCAAGAATTGATGAGTATAGAATTGTTGGACCTGTTTCTGGTGAGGTAGGCATCAACAGTATCAAGGCGGGTGATGGTGTCACACCAACTTCTGTAATTGATGTTCAATTGTCAAATGCAATCATTGGTCTTAATGTCGATACTAACGTTATCATTAATGACGTAACAGATAAGAGATATAACGGCACTTTCCTTGTCACAGAAATTACCTCTACTAATGAAATTGGTGTCACAGGATTTAAGTATGAAGTTCCTGTTTCTCCAGGTGATCCACTTCCAAACCCAACTGGTACAAGTGTAGTTCTTTCTACTGATACTGTTACTTCTGCATCTCCATATATCTTCAATGTGTCATTGAGATCTATCTATGGTATGTGTGGTATGCATGCCGATGGTAGTAAGGCAACGGGTTTCAAATCCATGGTTGCCGCACAATATACTGGTGTAGGTCTTCAAGTTGATGACAACGCATTTGTCAAGTATAATCAAAATAGTGGTTCTTTTGATGATTCAACCACTATTCCCAATCTACACACTGACATTGATGCTGTATATAAACCAGAATATTCAAACTACCATATTAAGGTATCCAATAATGGTTTCATGCAATTGGTATCCATTTTTGCGATTGGATTTTCAAATCAATTTTTAACTGAGTCTGGTGGGGATTTTTCTGTCACAAACTCCAACTCAAACTTTGGTCAGATTTCCCTGACTGCAAGAGGATATAAGAATAATGTATTCACACAGGATGATGTTGGTTATATTACTCAAATTATTCCACCAAAGGCACTTAAACCAGAAATTGTTACAGTAGAGTTCTCATCCATCGATGTTTCAAAGACAACATCTGTTGGAGATACTTCAAGACTTTATCTTTATAACTTCACTAATCCTGATGAGGCACCAAACACAACCATTCAGGGTTATAGATTTGGTTCAAAGAAAACAGAAGATATTAATGTTGTCATTCCTGTAAGTGGAACACCTGAGGTATTCAGAGCAAGAGTTGTCATGGACAACACTGCATATGCCACTAAGAAAGCAACAGGGTCAAAAATTGCACGAGTTGGTAGAAATGTATCAACTGGTAATAGTATTACTAACTCTACATTTACTTTTACTGAAGACCACCAGTTCATTCAAGGTGAATCAATCAGAGTCATTTCAAATGACGGGAGACTTCCTGATGGTTTAGAGAGTAATAAAATATACTTCTCTATTGTTGATGGTCTGGGTAGTAATCAATTACAACTTGCACAATCATTTAACGACTCACTGTCAGGAAATAAAATTTCTATCAATAATCTTGGCGACACACTGATTGTAGAGAGTAGAGTTGGTGATAAAGTTGCAGGTGATGTAGGTCACCCAGTTCAATATGATACGACAGAGAGTCAATGGTACGTTAATGTCTCATCAGCTTCTACCGAAAATAATTTGTATGCCAAAGTTATTGGTGGTGGATTGGGTGATGCAACACCAAGGTCTTACATAACAAGACTGAAAGATACTAGACAATCTACAGATAGAATTCATAGAGTAAGATTCGTCATTCCATCATCTACAGGTTCTGATTCAGCAAGACCACCTCTTGATGGTTATGTGATTCAAGAGTCTAGTGATGTTACAAGTACATCAAATACAGAGGTTGCACTTGATTTCAACCCTGGTTCTGTCACTATGAGCAATGATGCTCAAATGAGAAACTTTAGTTTTATTGCTAATGTTGATTATAAGTCAGGACTTGCATTCTATACCACTGAAAAACCACATGGTCTTTCTATTGGTTCAACCGTTGAGATTAATAATGTTACCAGCACACTCTTCCCTACTGTGGGTGTTGGTAATTCTGGTTTCAATGGTACATATGAAGTCACTGGCATCAGTAGTGCAAAAACATTCTCGGTAAATCAAATTCAATCAAATCCTGGTACCTTTACCAATAATACTTCACAGAGAACCACTGCACTTCCAACAGTCACAAGAAAGAAATTCTCTAAGGACTTCTACGTTTATAATGTAGAAACTATTAATGACTATAAGAATGGAGAGCAAGATGGTATCTATTACCTGAGTATTCTTAATGCTGATGTAAAACCATCTGTTGCACCATTCAATGTTGAAGAATATGCATTCTCACAACCTGTTGGAAATCTTTATCCACAATTAGATAGAGACAATCCAAAGTCAACTGCAACATCTGCAGCATGTTATGCTATTCCAAATAATATTGGTGAGACAGTCATTAATGAACCTAAAAATAGTATCACTGGAGAGACTTTAGAAGAACTCTTTACTGATACTGGAGTTGGTGTTGGTATTACGGATATTGTATCGAACAACGTTGGTACTGCATATACAATTTTCACTGATATAGACCATGGTTGTAATAGAATCACCAGACCCGTTATTGATAATCCAGGTGCTGGATATGGTGATGGTTCATCAACCATTCAATACTATTATAATGCAACACTTGAAAACCTTGGTTCTGGTTCAATTGGTAGAAATGCAACAGCATTGGTTACTGTAGATGGCACATCGACAGGTGAAATTATTGATATTGCTATCATGGATGGTGGTACTGCATTTGTCGAGGGTGATACCTTCAGAGTTGTTGGTATTGCGACAACCACTGGATTCAGTGCAGCAACAGGTTCTGTCAATAAGATTTACGACAACAGAAACGACACCATTAGAATTGTTGGTATCAATGATTACGACGGAAGAGCATACAATTCACTTTATAGAGTGACCTCAATTCCTGGACTTAAGGAGATTGAAGTAGAACCATTGGCATCTGTATCACCAGGTATCACAACACTTGGTCTTGGAAACAATGTGTGCGCATCAGCTGCATTCTCATTCGTCGGGCCCTCATTTGATACAAGTAATTTTGTTTATAATAAGGATGTTGGACTTGCAACAGTAACCACCGACTACGCAAACAACTTTAGAGTTAATAACAGTGTAGTTGTCAGTGGTGCTGCACAAACATTCTACAATGGTTCATTTGTTTGTGTTGATAAGATTGGTTTGACAACTGTTGTTCTCCAAGTTGGTGTCAACACTATCACTCCTGCAACGGGTGGAACTATTAGACTTCACAGTGGTGGTGTTATTAATAACTTTGGTGATCAGATAGTTGGTAACGGTAGACTTCATGGTAGAGAAGAACCTATTTACTCTGGCATCACAACTACACTGTCTGCTGCTATCACAAGTAAAACCACTGATACAATTAATGTGTCAAATATGACAGATTTTGGTTTCTTGATTGGTGATTATATTCAGGTCAATGATGAAATCATGAGAATCAAGACCACTGTAAGCAGAACTTCTGGTGTAACTCAGTTGAAAGTATTCAGAGGTGTTTATGGTTCTATTGCAGATACTCATGTGTCTGGTTCAGTTGTAACGAGAATCAAATTCTATCCTATCGAATTTAGAAGAAACTCACTGATTAGAGCATCTGGACATACTTTTGAATATCTTGGTTATGGTCCAGGTAACTACTCAACTGCATTCCCAGATAAACAAACAAAACAACTTACACTTGAACAACAAATTACTGCTCAGGCACAAACAACTGGTGGTGGTGTTGTCAACTACACTGGTATGAACGACAGAGGTGACTTCTTTATTGGTAACAAGAGAATTGCTTCTAATACTGGTAGAGAACAGGTTTATGACACTCCAGTTCAAACAATATCTGGTGAAGACCCATACACTACTGGTTCTACAAACGATGGTTCTGATTTCAACTTTGTTGATAGTTCTGTGGTAAAGATTCAAAGAAACGTTGTTGTTGATGGTGGTGACAAGTCTAACATTCTTTCAGAATTCAATGGTCCTGTTCAATTCACTAGAAAGGTAGTCAGTACTTCTTCTGAGGGTATTGAAGCCAATAACATCTTCATTCAAGGTAATGCACAGGTGTCTAGAAAAATCACTGTCGGTATTGCCACTCCATCAGAGGCTGGTAATCCTGGTGACATTGTTTACAATGCAAACCCAGCAAGTGGTGGAACAGTTGGTTGGGTCTACACAACAAACAATGAGTGGAAGACATTTGGTACTATCAGTAGTTGATAAATAATAAAAAAATAGTGGGGGAGAGTGAACCCAAATGGCGATAGATAAGGATTTTGTCGTTAAAAATGGTTTACAGGTCAACGAAAATTTAATTTTTGCTGATTCTGACAGTGATAAAGTTGGCCTAGGCACTACTACCCCCAATAGGAAATTAGTTGTAATTGGTAACGCTGAGGTAAGTTCAGACCTTGCAGTAGGTACCACAATTACAGCTCAAAGAGGTGCCTTCACTGGTATCATTACTGCGAATGACGGTATTGATGTTGGTGTAGGTGGTACTTTTGTATCGATTGACAAACTCGATGCTAAGATTGGTATCGGTTCAACCTCACCAGTCTATACTTTAGACCTTTATGGTCCTGTATCCACTGGTATAACAGCAGCATATATCTATGGCGACCTTGAAGTAACTGGTAATATCAAAGGCACTGCACTTTCTGGTCAGATTTCAGCAGGTGGAACGGTTGGTTTCACTAATGTCACTGTAGATAATGTACTTGATGCAAATAATGCAGAAGTATATACCAAGTTTAATATTGAAGAGGTCACTAGTGATACCTTTAGATTCTTAGTAGCAGGTGACCCTCCTGGTATTGGTTTCACTCAGAACACTGATAATCCAGAAATTTATGTTGCAAGAGGTCAGAAATATGAGTTTCATCTTGACTCGGGTGGTTTCCCATTCTATCTAAAGACACAACCAACTGCTGACCTGAATAACCAGTATTCGGATGGTGTCACCAACAATGGTGCTCAGGTTGGTGTTGTTACCTTCAAGGTTCCATTCAATTCACCTAACATCCTGTACTATCAAGCATCAAATGTTGCTGGTATGGGTGGTACAATTTATGTTGATAATGATAATAAAACATATACTGTTGGTGTTCTGACAGTATCTCAGTTCTTAGATAGTGACACTCAAGCAGACTTTGAACAGATTTATGTTTCAGGTATTGGTACTATCAATAACCTGAAAGGACCAGACTTCAGTGTCAGTTCTGGTATTCTCACAGTCAGACAAGACCAGACAGCTCTGATTGGCGTTTCGACTGGTGCTGATAGAGTCAGTCTTCAAGAGAAGAGTGACAATGTAAGTTATCAAGTTCCATTTACTGAAGCCTTAGGTATTGGTTCAAACTATCAAAATTTATATGTTGATAGTGAAAATGGACAAATGTCCTATAATCCATCAACTAATCGACTGACAGTTAATAGACTGATTGGTAATGTGTCAGGTGTTGCAACTGGTGCGGATGATATTAATGTCGATAGTAAAGGTGATAACACTAACTATCAAGTTATATTCAGTGATGCTGGTGACACAGAATATACAAGAATGTATATTGATAATCAAAGTAGTAGATTAATTTACAATCCATCTACTAACACATTATCTTCAACAAACATTATTGCAACCACTGTTACTGCTGGTTTAGCTGGTACTGCAACGAATGCAGACAACATCAATGTAGATGAAAAATCTGATAACACAGATTATCAGGTGTTGTTTAGTGACAATCAAGGTGCTGGTTATCAAAGACCTTATATTGACTCCGAATCAGGTCAATTTAAGTACAATCCATCTACTAATACTCTGACTGCAGCAAATATTGCTGGTGCTGGTGATAATATTACAAACCTCAATGGTTCAAATATTTCACAAGGTACTATCAATGCAGATAGAATTCCTGATGCATCAACAACCGCTCAGGGTGTAGTACAACTTTATAATACTTTCCCACCTAACAGTACATCAACTACCACAGCAGCAACAGCAAATCTTGTCACAGATGTTTATGATGAAGTAAAAACTAATGTGATTCCTCAAGGAACAACCATGTTGTTCTATCAGGAATCTGCACCTACAGGTTGGACAAAATTAACATCTCAAAATAATAAGGCACTTAGAGTTGTCAGTGGTACTGGTGGTGGTACTGGTGGTAATAATACATTTACGAGTACATTTGCAAGTAGAGCTGTTCCACTATTGAAACATAATCATAATGCAAGTGCAGGAAATCAAAGTGCCAATCATACACATAGTGGCACTACTGGTGGTGGTGGTGCTCATGGTCACAATATTAGTGATCCAGGGCATAGACATAATTATAAGCCAAGGAGAAACGAAGATAGAAAAGGTGATGGAAATACAAGTACAGCAGACAATAATGAACAAAATAATCCAAATGAATCAACTGAGAATGCCGTAACTGGCATTACCATCGTCGCTGCAGGAAATCATACTCACTCCTTCACTACTGGTGGTAATTCTGCTAATCACAATCATGCCATTACAATTGGAAACCAAGGAGATTCTGGAGCTTCAATGGACTTTAGAGTTCAATATATTGATGTGATTTTAGCATCTAAAGATGCTTATTCTTGACCTGGAGGTAATGTATCAATAGGGGGATGAGGTGTCACTTGAGCCTGAACAATCCCCTGTTGTAAAGCATGTGAATATAATCTTTGATTTTGATGATTCGCTTCTACAACCTCATTTCTGAAACTTTCTACAGCTGCACCCGTT